TCGTCTTTCCAACTTGAGGACGAAGCACGGGCCATCTCTAAGTCCCAATCAATTTCACCCGTAGCTTTTTTCTGCATAACCACAGCTTCCGCTTGAGCCTTGGCTACCTTCGTAGCTGACTGTGCTTTCTTCTCTTCTACCTTACCCTCAAGCCACGTAGAAGCGATATTGCTTATAGGTCCAATCAATGCAGTTAGCATTTCCATCTCTTCCTTGCTTGACGCAAACGGCTGTTAGGATTCTTAGCTGCTTTAGGAAACTTTTTCATCTGTCCAGCAGACCTAGCGCAGAAAGATTTACGCCGTTTAGCATCTTTGCTACCCGGCTTTACTTTTCCTGTTACTGCTGTTTTTAATTTAGAACCGGGGTTTTTACGCCGATAAGCAGCAACCCCAGCCTTAGTCATACCAGCCCCTGCTTTCGTTGGTCGAAAGTTCTTTTTGTTACGGGCTGGCATCTTATCTTTTTTACGAGCCATTACTTTTTCCTAGCTGTTTGTGCTGCACGTCTAAAGTTAGCTTTGCTTGGCGCACCCTTGCTTCCGGGTTTACGCATGGTCTCTCCGCTGCCAGCCTTTATTCTGCGTTTTTTGGCAGCTATGTTGGCATATAGTCCCTGTCTAGCCATAACTATGCCTTTACTAGCTTGTAGCCTTTTTTCTTTGCAGCAGCACGTAGCTGTGCAACTGTCATAGCTTTACCTTTTTTGCCACCTACTGCACCGCCTTTAGCCATGCCTTTAGACCGCATCTTCATCTTGCCGCCTTTAGCCATGCCTTTAGACCGCATTTTACCACCTTTGGCATATCCCTTGGATTTCATGGCAGTGCGTCCACCACGAGCCATGCCCTTGCTCTTTTTATTCATCATCTTCTTCATAATCTGTCTCCGCATAAAGATTATCAAATACCCTTGCCGTATCACTTACGTAGTTAGGGTCTTGTTTGGAATGGTGTACCCACTGGCTTGGTGCAAAGTCTGGTGGGCCTTCTCCTGTTACAAACCACGCAGGATTAGTAACACGGACTCTGTTGTTGGGAAGGGCAACCATGTTGCCTGTCCACTTACCTGCATCCAACAATTCCAAAACATGACTTTGTTTGTGTTGAGCAGGGTCATCAGCTACCTCAGTGTCGGTGTAATCGACAGTAAAGTAATATTTAGCAGGGTAAAACTCCCCATCTATCTTCGCCAACCAAGGGCATGGTGTTGCTCTATTTAGTACAAACACCGAGTGATGGTGTGATTGGCAGTCCCAAGGCTGTGCAAGGTAAGTAGGTATTGGTTCAGGCCACTCATCTAAAGGCGTATCACCTACAAGTGCAGTGAGAGGCATCCTAGCCCACATAGCACCACCATGTACATTTTCTTCTTCTTCACATCCAGTAAACATAACTTGGAAGCTAAGAGTTCGCATTGGCAAGGTCGTTATCCCTATCGCCATTGCATGAAGAAATTCTCCTTGATATCGGTCAAAGTTTGTTGTATATTCTCGCCGTACCCAAACTTTAAAATACGGTATGTTGCTTGTGATATAATTCATAACTCATCTCCTAATAAGTGATGCTGTATTATATCACGTTTAACTTATTATGTGAATACATCTTTGCTGTCATCTTCTAGACAACTAGTCATTTTAAATATCATTGGTAATTGCTGTGAAGTCCATGCTCCCATCAAATCAAACGCCATTTCTCCTATGCGTTCTTTACATGCCTGTTCTGTTTGATATGGTCCTCGATTGTCAAATATCGTCATACACATTTCTGCATTTGCAACATGACAAGCTATAATTACGGCTGTAAACATGGGGGGTATATCCCGGCGGGGTTAGGTGTTAATATCATAAAAAAAAGTGTGCGTCAAGGGGGCAAGTTGCCCTGCCCCCCGACAATTATTTAGGCAAAGGATGCTGCAGTCTCTGCAGTTCCCATCTCTGCAATTACTGCAAAGACACGACACTTACCATCGAAAGTTGCTGAGTTAACAATCATATCGATAGTATCGGCAGAGGTATACAGCTTCGCTGTGCCTGCTGCGTTATTGATTTCGTGTCCAGTTGCCGTAGCATCCAGAGCAGCAACATACAAATCATCATCGGTATCATCGCCTAAGTCGATAACACAACCAGAGTTAGATGTTGCAGTTAAGATTTCAACACCTGCCATAAGAACAAGTGTGTTAGCCTTCATCTCAAATACTTCTATTGAGTCAGAAGTAGTGAGGTTAGTGCTTGAGAAATCAAGAACCACCTCAATAATCTGAGGCTTGATGCCCAATGGGACACCTGCGACAGCACCAGTTACGGTATAATCAGCCATTTCTAAGTCTCCCTATTAGTCAGTCTTAACGACACCTTGAACGATAGCTTCTGGGCGAATGACCTTACGACCAAACACATGAAGTCCACGAACAATGTCGCTAAAAGTTTCGGTTGAACGTACAACTTCAGTCTTCGCGATATGCGAAGCAGTTGCAGTTGAGGACATATGTCCAGCAAGAACTACAAAGTCGTTCGTAGTATCTTGTGAGGTGATAGTCACAACGTCAGTTCCTGAGTTGTTCAGGGCAGTAGACTTGTAACAGTTGAAGCCAGCAATGTTGCCAGCCATTACAAGACCGTTGCGGAGAGGCGTAGTGCCGTCACCAGTTACCTGAACCTCTGCGAACTTAGCACCAGCTTTGAACGCATTTTCATAGAAAATCGGAGGTGCTACAAACCAGCGGTTCTCTTCTGGAACAGTCTGGTCGTCGAGGATACGAGCCATAGTCATCAGCAAGTTTACAGCAGCATCTTCGTTACCACTACCAGTGATATCGACCGGGCTGGATGCAGTACCAACAGAAGTACCAGTATTGCCTGCACCGTCTGCCATTGCTTGCAGAATATTGGCATCATACTTACGCTTCAGCGAGTATGCACCCGATGAAGTAGCAAGAGCCTCGAAGTTAACGTGAGACTGACGCTCTTCGATATCGTCAATCTTAAACGCAAATGCGTTTGCTTGGTCAACAACCATAGTAATCTGGTCATCTGCCAAGTCCTGCGGGTTTACCACAGAACCACGAGCATATGAGGATACAGTGATTGTTGGCTCTTTAATGATACGTACAGTATCGCCAAAGTTTTCAATTTCGCCAGCGTAGTCGGTATTCGTAATATCTTCTGCAACCGAAGCACGACGGAAGAATTTGAGAACTTTTTGGCTAAAAATTTCCGGGGTAAAATTCCCGGAAGGCAGGTTATTATGACCTGATGCGCTATTAAAAGCCATTGTTCAATCCCTTCCTTTGAGGATTAAGAGTTATAGTCTATTCGCCCTTCAGCCCTTGCGGAGTCAATTTCGCTTTCTAGCTTTTCGAACTCCCAAGGTTTCATCTTGGCGATTTGCGAAGCCTTGAAGACCTTCTTACCCGCATTAGGGTCAGTGGCTACTTCTCTAGCGGCAGTCTTTGTAACAGCCTCTGCTGCACTATCCTGACGCTTAGACTTCTTTGTTTTTGTAAGACCAGCATCGGCCTTATAAAGGTCCACAACACGAGCCGCCCATCTTGCATCGGTATTGTTTTTGTAAATACCATCTGAAAGAGTTTGTGGCTGCTCTTCGAGCCAACCCAAGAACTGGTCTGTGGTCTTGAGTTCATCAAAGTCTGGGTGTAACCGTAACAGTTCCTCGTAGGCTTTCTGCTTTTCTAGGTTCTTTTCCCGTTCTTTGATTGTGCCAATTTCGTCACGGAGTTTCGATACTTGCGACTCTGTTTGCATAGAAGCAACAGTTTGAACCACTTCGAATACATCAGGGTAACGTTCTTTGAACTCGTCTAGTTCTTCTTGAGTTCGCGGTGGTGTAACACCCCTTGGCATTTCAACAGCGCGGCTATTCATAGTATCTCGAAGACTCGCGATTTCTTCTTTGAACTCTGTTACCTTGCTATCGTAGTGTTTCTTTAGGTCGTCGTATCTTTTCTTGTAATCGTGTTCCGCTTCCTTTGTTTCCTTTTGCGGAACAAAACTATCACTTTCCTGAGTAGCCGCTTCTTGTTCAACGGGGTCAGTTGTTTCTTCGGATGCTTCTACTTGTTCGTCTTCTTCATCCTTGTAAACTTCGTCGCGATACTTTCCACGATACAGTTCTTTGTTGTTAGTAACTCCGAAAGAGTCGTTTGGTTTATTGGCTCTGTGGCCTCTTGCTTTTGCCATTTGTTTTACCTCATGATGCGGGGCTACTTGGCGTGTAGGTAGCCGCTTCGGTTACGTCAGGGCCGCGTTGCGGGTAGCTGACTAATTTTGTCTAGCCTCATTAAGAACTTTTTCTTCTTGGCGTTCGGGTGTCGCCTCTTGAGGTCTATTAACTATTCTTTTTTCATACGCCTTAGTAACGGCGTTTTCCATAAGTAATTGATTTGTTCGCGTAGCTAATTCTTTTAATTGTTCGCGTGATAATTCTGGGTCTAATAAAAACTGCATACGACGTTCAGGATTTTTAGGACTATTATCTATGATACCTGCACTCTTAATAAAGTTGCTTTGTTGGTCATCAGTCATAAAATTAAAGTTTCTTTTTATAAGAGCTGTTAAGCCAGACTCATCTAAACCCCCCTTGTTTACCAAAGCCTGTCCGGTTACAGAGTAAATGTATGCGTGTTGTGATGTTGTTCCTGTACGGCGTTTTTCTTCGTTTTGCCTTGTTTGAGAGGTTCCTAACTCACTACCAGCTTTTAAAAATGCTTCCAACTCTGATAGTTGGCCTTTTAAGATAGCTTCAAATTCAGCATCATTTTCTAATCTCTGTGCGCCTCTGTGCATTAACTCGTGAGCAAATACGTGACTTTGTGCGCGAGGTGTTGCAAAACCCTTTGTCAGCTTAGATGTAGTTCCAACTAAAACTTTATCTGAATACGGTTGATACATACCCCCAGCACCGTAAGATTTTAATATAAAATCCTCTTCTGTTTTTGTCTGATTAGATAAATTAATATCTCTTAAACCAGCGCGAAGAAGATTATTCCAATCGTATTGGTTTAAAAGGTCGAACCCTGCTTCCATGTCCCCAAAGGCTATGTTAGCTTTATCTACGTTTCTTTGAGTCTTTCTAGCTTGTCTTTTTGCAGCTAATTCTTTATCGAGACTGTCTGTGTCCCCAAAAATGTCTTCAACATTTAATTCTAAATCTGCTTGCATACTATCATGGGCATGTACTTCACCACCAACATGATATCCTGCACTTAAAAACCCACCCTGCGCTGCTTCTTGCAGACGCTCTTTGGTTTCTGGCTTACCGCGATTATTAATTTTGTTGAGTCTGTCGTAGCCTATGATTTTAG